AAATTACGATTTTGATCATATGATAGGTCTAACATTCCTCTTGGAGGACCATGGCAAATAATAATATCAGCATCATCTGGAATTGCTCTTCTCCAAATTCTATCTAACTTATTTCTATCTTTCATGAAAGCCCATTGTCCGAACTGAGGAGTATGTGGTGAGCCAAATATCTTAATACCTTCTATTTCAATAGTTTCGTTTTCAAGATAGTGAATAGCATGATCATTAAAATCTGCTTTAGTTACAAACCCCTTTTCAATTGAAGTATCGTGATTACCTGCAACGTATATTTTATGTTTTATAGGTAAACCGCCAAACCAATCAATAAATCCTCTAACTTCTGGTTCGTTATTGTAAGGGTCTCTTGGATTACTACAGTCTCCACTATGAATTACCATATCAATATCTTCAGGTATCTCCAGTAATTCGTGGAATGTGTGTGTATCACTAATGTGCCAAATTCTCATATTGTTTTTCATAATTTAAATATTTTAAGCGTATGACGATACTGAAGGTAGCCCGCTATAATAATCCCAATCTTTAAGATCGTCTCTATGTGTTGGAGCATTCCACTTAGGCTCATACCAGAAAGTTCTACCATTCTTATCCTTTCTCGTATCCATATCTTCTTTATTTCCATAACATAAGAAGAACTTTTCTGATGCTTGACTTGTAAATGGATTCTTCCAGTCTTTAATACTCCCACCACCTTTTTGATAAGCTAAATTAGGCACATCTTCACATAATTGTAAGATCTTAGGGTACTTGGCAATCTGCTGCCCTGCTGGTAAAAAAGGATCCACATCCCCAGCTCTATAAATAATCTCAGCTCTTAAATAGTTTCCAATTCCATTAAAGTATTTTTGATTCATAAGAACTTCATAGAGTGGCTTCTTAAAAGCTCGGTTCGTAAGGTTCGTCATTATATTCAAAAAGAATTCACGCGGCTCTGTTGTCGGGTCTGGGCCTCTGTTGTCTTTCCATGTAATACCCTGCTTCCAATTACCGAAACGCCTTACATCTACAAAGGAAAGAGTAGTTCCATCCTTTCTATAAAATTTAAGGTGTGCGTGTTTTGGCTCTTGGCCAGTATTTGTAACTTGAAAGTGACCACTCATACCCATTGTCATCTGTATGGTTATGAATTGATCTGAGTTAGAGTCTTTAAGCCATAGTAGAAGCTCCTTACCTCGACTCTCAGCAACTATCGTGAATTCAGTGAAAGATATATTAATATCATCTCCCTTGTGGACTGGGTTCTTCTCTATATTGATATGTTTAATGTTTCCACAATTGGAATTAATATAGTCTGCTGTTAATTTTAGTTCTGCTAATTCTGGCATATCTTTATTTTTTTAGAAGTGTTTTAATAAATGTTTCAAAATATCCTGAATAAACTTTACCACCAATGCTCCATGTGGTTAGTTGTTCTAATGTATAGCTTTCATCAAATGTTTTCCAATCATAGATTGTAAAAATATCTCCTTCAAATTCTACTACCCATTCATATTGAACTTTACCATCGCCAGAATCTTCTGGTTTCCAGGTTGGTTCTCCTAGGACTCTATATAAGTCATTATAAGTTGTGTTATGTAAATGCCCTTTGTTAGATGAGCCATTAGTTTGGCCATAAATATCTCCGGAGTTTAATACTTTAATTGATTTCATAATGATCTGTTTTAATTATAGTACTAATATAAACAAAATATATGACACTAAAAAACTTTTTGGCAATTATTTTGTAGAAACTTTGTCCTTATCTAAACAAGCACATCTTCCAAGTTTATCCCATTCACCACAACATTCGTCTGTTTTAGGATTTTCTACGTTAGGCTCAGTAGAGTTGCTTTGATTCCACATTTCATCCCAAAAAATCATATCACTTGCCATTGCTTACTAAATAAGTTGTTTCTACTTCTGAATCTTTAATCACATGTTCTATAATAGGCTCACCTGCTCCATTTGCTTTAAGTATTTCACATACTCTTTCATATGCACTTTCGCGGACGCATCCATTAATACCTGAACTTAAATCTCCAGGCACATCTAAGATTACTTCTATGTGTTTGTGTATAAAATCTGCATCAGTCATATTACAGCTCTGTTGTGGTTGAATACCATATATTTGGAGGAGTTCCCGTTTCATTTGGGGTCCATGGATATGTTATATGTGGCTGTTGCCATTGGTTATTTTCATGAAAGCCAACACAATCTCTTAGTAACAATACCGCTTCGTGTGTTGTTATTGGACCATCTCTGTGTAAATCTTCAATGTCTTGTAGATATTCACCCTTCTTATTTAGGATTCTATCAGCACATCCAATAACAATGTGTCCTTGTTCTAATAATCTTTCTATAATTGATTCCTTTGTCATATTATTTATTTTTTGCGGAGAGGGAGGGATTCGAACCCCCGGTACCTTGCAGTACGCCAGTTTTCAAGACTGGTGCATTCGACCACTCTGCCACCTCTCCTAGTCCTTTAGCCTAGTTTAATTATTTAAGTTTTGATTTTATTTTTTGTTTAATATCTGCAATAGTATTATATAGTCCATCTACAAATACAGTATTATCATTAAATTTATTATCGCACCTAGATTCCATTTTATCAGTTCTAGAATCTATATACTTATATAGTTTATCTTCAATATCGTGCAGTCTATCAATTTCATTATCAATTCTTTCATCCAGATGTTCTAGTCTAGAATTAATTTTACTTTCTAAATCTACGATATCTAATGAGATTCCATTTATGTCATCTCTAATTATTTTTATTTTATTCACTGACTTAAACATACCAATAATACCAACTATTGTTAATACTACCACTACACCTAAACCAAATGCAATTATTTGCTCTTCCATATGTTTATTATTTTTATTATTTTTATTTGTTCGGCTAAAGAACTAGTTTTTTAATTTCCCATTTGATAATCTACAGGTGGAAGTTCGTCTAATAGACTTCCTACCTTTTCAGCTTCTACTTTTTCAAACTCATACTTACCTTTAATGTATTCATTTAAGGCTTTACCTTGAGATGTTGCAAGATTAAATAAATTCCAGTCTGTAGCCTCTACCTCTTTGTAAAGGTATGACCCATGATTAAAATTAACCAATAAAGTTTTGTGTTCGTAATTGTATGATGCCGACGTTAACGTTGAGCTGCCATACCGTGAAGTTGTACTTGTTATCATATATTCTGTATTTATAAATTATACAGAATATATGAGTTTTGTTTCAATTAACTAAACCAACTTCTATTAACCTTAATCCCTGAACTTACAAGTGTGTTTTGAAGTTGTTTAATAGCAGCAACAACTGTACCATCACTAGGAGGAGGAGTTTGTGCTACCCCTGGTTTATTTGTTCCCCCGGAAGATTGTATTGATCCTGCAGCGGCAGTCATTTTACCAGTAGCATCAAGTATACCTTCGTTACCAGAAGTTACAGCACCTTGGAATTCTTGTAACATATTCGCTAGATTTTGCATTGCTTCTTCTAAAGATTCGCCCATTTGTGCTAGAATATCAGAAGGCTCGCCGCCGTTTGAAAGAACACCAAGTGCTTCAAACATCTTTCTAGATTCAACTAGTTTTTCAAGATCTATAGCATTAATACCTTCAGCAATCTTAGGCATATTATTACCAGTCTGTACCATACTATGTCCAACCGCATGCCATAATAACTTTTGTGCATTATAACTAGTATCTGGGTTCTTAGCATCCACTGGTCCAATAAACATACTGGCAAATGTTTTACCTTTTTCCGCATCATAAGTTCCGACTGCACTAATAATAGCTGGAATTGAAGAGCCTAGCTTTTCAAAACTATGTCCAACTGCATTAACATATAACTTTTTAGTATTTAATAGATTTATATCTTCATCAGCTTTACCGGTAGTTGTAAAGACGCCTATAAATTGTTTAACTTTAGCAACAGTCTCAGTAACATCATATTTATTTACAGCTTCAGAAATAGCTGAAATCGAACTTCCTAGTTTTGAGTAAGGCTCTGAAATCAGAGAAACAATTTCAATACCTTTGTCAAAATTCGTATAGCCTGTCCACCAACCACCGGCTTGAACTTTACCACCACCAATTTCACTAAATACACTTGTCAAGGCATTAATAAGTGCTTTAGTATTTTTCTTAACATTTTCGGCAACGGTACCGATATCTTTCATTTCATACCACTCAACGGCCTTACCATCCTTGTCCCATCTCTTAGCAAATCTTAAATTAGACATATCCTGTACACCTTTAGCTAAATTAACTAATGGAGTTCCAACCCCAGCAACTAAGTCAATACCTTTTTGAATGGTTGATTTTCCACCCCAGAATCCGGATTGTGCATCTGGCCTCCCGCCTATTTGAGCAAAGGTACCAGATAGTGCTGATATTAACGTTTGTGTATTGTCAGTAACCAGTTCTGCAGATTTAGAATTAAACTTCATATAACCGCTAGCCTTACCAGTCTTAGGATCAAAACCAGTTGGCATTTTAAGCATTGCCATATCTTGGACACCACCTGCTAGATTACTTAAAGCCATACCCATATCCATCACAGCGTCAATACCTTTCTTCACTGGATTGTCTGAGAAAAAGTTACCACCGGAAAGTTGTATAGTACTTTCCTTTCCAGTAACTGGGTCTACTACTTTTATTTTCAATCCATTTCCAATGTTTGCAAAAGGAATTGCTAGAGCACCAACCAACATGCTGGTGTTTTTAATTACTTTCTTAAATGCATCACCACCAATAGTTTCAAATCCAGTAGCTTTACCGTTTTTATCAAACCCAGTCGGGAATTTAAGATTAGCCATACTCTGCACACCTCCAGCAATATTAGTTAGGGCAGTACCCATCTTTAAGACAGATCTAACACCATTTGCAACAGGATTACCTCCCCAGAAGCTTCCCTTTGAAAATTGTATTTCAGTCGTTTCACCGGTCATTGGATCTATTGCAGCTAATTTGCCACCACTTCCAATTTTATAGAAAGGAACTGCTAGAGTACCAATCATTAGGGCTATTGTTTCACCGATAGTTGGTAAATCTATTTTATCTGCAGTTTTACCGAACATTTGTAAAGACTTCGCGATAGTTATTAAAGCAACACCGGCGATTAACATTGCCCCGGCCCCGGTTGCGACGCCAAATGCTTGCCATGGCCACATATTAAAACCATCGGCAACTGCCATTAATAAAGTTTTAATAGGAGTTTCTCCACCCACTGGTGTAACTAAATCCTTTACATCCTGGCTCTTATATGCTTTACCCATGGCCATCATACCTAAACCTATAGTTACTAGCGCAATTCCTGCAACTGCCATTGCAGCAGCACCTGGAAGTATAAACGCTGCCCCGAATCCGGCGGCCGCCATTGCTAATCCAAGTCCAGTTATAAGAGCAGCAGTCATTCCTAGGAGTTCCCAGCCATTATCCTTTAAAGCCTTGCTCATAATAAGCATACCGATTGCTATCACTACTAATGACCCACCAGCTGCGATCATTGCAATGGCACCTTTTTGGATATGTTTAGCTTGTTCCCCGATAAATTTATATCCAACTGCTAGTGCTCCAACCAATAATAAACCTGCATAATTAGCAGGATCCTTCATTGAATCTCCAAGTACTAAATTCATTAATTGGAATGAAAGTGCAACTACTACAATTGAAAGCCCAGCAAACATTAATGCGAATGCAGCTTCTTTTATCTCTTTTGCACCCTCTCCAATTATTTTAAATTGAACAGAAAGTAAACCTAATATAATCATTACCTTTCCTAAAGTAGCCAAACTAGGATTTAAAAGTTGAAATAATGCTAATGAAATACCAAGACTTAATATTGCAAGTCCTGCAAATGCAAGTCCCTTTGCGCCTTTTTCAAAATCGTTATCATCCGCGATCATATTGAACGCAAATGCAATCCCAACAAGAACTAACATTGCTCCTGCTAGGCCCTTAAGTGCTAGCGGTTGTAAAAATGTAAATAATGCTAATGCAACACCAAGGCTTAAGATTGCAAGTCCTGCCATGGCAAGTCCCTTTGCTGTCTTTTCTATGGTATCTGAGATGCCCATTTCATTTAATAGCATAAACACCATACCCATACCAATCATAAGCATAGAGGCACCTAAGGCACCTTTAAGTGCATATGGCATAATAATAGATGCTAATGCTAATGCAGCAGTAAACATAAATATAGATTTACCAACATCACCTAGCATTTTAATTTTCTCCATTTGCTCCTCGTCTAGTTTCCTAGTAGCAAGTCTTACTGCCATTAAAGTAGCACCAAGTGCTATAGCTATTATCGGAGATGCCATGGCAGTTATTATTAAGAATGGTAATGCTAGGGCCATCCAACCTGCAAATACAAAAATAGATTTACCAACTTCACCAAGCTTTGCCAACGCTCCAAAAATACTTTCTAGGGCTTTAGCCTTCTCTTCACCACCCTCTTCTAAGTTATTAATAGCATCTATAACAAAACCTAAACCTTTACCAATTGGCCTAAGCGTAGGTGCTAGTAATGCCAATGCTAGTGAATCCATCATAGAGAACCCACCACCACTAGCCTTTGCTAATTCTTTAAAGTCTGGTTTTTTAGCAGAGCCCGATAATTCCTTAATAGCAATTAATATCTCATCTAATTTTAAATAAACGGCACCTCCAACTGAAAGTGATTGTGAAGTTGTTACATTAGCTTCTGCTGATTCTTTAATATGAGTACTTTGACTTCCTATTTTTTCAAAAGCAGAACCGAAGATTTTTGTAAGATTGGGCATTGCCATATATAATTCTTAACTTAATTTTTTCATAAGAAATGGAGTGTCGAATAAACAACACTCCATTCTTATCTTATATATCTGTTAAATATTATCCCATTTTAGGCATCTTCATAGAAGGTGCTTTAAATGAACTCATATTTGGGGCCTTGGGCATCTGTGGAGTCTTAAAGGATGACCTTTGTGACTCCGCATGTTCTTGTTGGTCCATTTGTTGTTTGTTCTTAGATTTAATATGCTCCTGAAGGTTTTTAACGTAGTACCAGTATTCGTAGTAAAACATTTCTTCAATTTCAGACGGTTGCATTCTAAGATGTACGCCCAGGTAGAACTTGGTCTTAAAGTAGTTCTCCAGCGAGATCTGAAATAATGAAAAGACCTTTGATGCCACCTGGGAAATCAAGAGGGGCTTTCGCAATCTCTCCATCAAATTCCATTTCTAGTGAAGTAGCAACTCCAATTTTCATTCTTTCTGCAAGTCTATAAATAATCATAAACTTCTTTTCATCCCATCCTTTGTACTCAACTTCTAATTGAAAGATCTTAGTTAAAGAAAGTTCTTGATAATTAGGTTGGATATAAGGCAATATTTGTACAAATGCTTTATCAAATTCCACATCTTTTTCTTGACGATCTTTAAGATAAGTAGTAATCTTTTGCATTGAACCAATTGATGGAGGTCTCATTCTGATTGTACCTGCAGATCTAGTTTGAATAACATAAGTTCTTTCAGTAGCATCATAGTACTTCTCAATTTCATCCGGTACATTAGTTGGCACTAGGTACTTTGTAGATAATTCAATGTCTACAGTTCTTTTAGTTTTCTCAGTTTTACCCTTAAGCATTAATTTATTTTCAGGCTCTGGGAAAGTTAAGTCTCTAATACTTAATAAAACTACAATTCTATCTTCTTCTAAAAGATCTCTATAAGTAATTCTTTGACCCGGTGCCGTTAATTGTGTACATGATTCAACGATTGCATTAAGCTTATCCTCCATGTCAATATAATTATTTTCATCCATGGTTGAAAAATGCCTGATTTCCTTAGCCCTTGCAGATCTAATTTTAATTACTGAATCAGCAGGATAAAACTTACCACCTGATGGTAATAATTCTTGATCTAATACCATCCACCCTAAAATAGAATCTGATGATTCTGCCTTTGTTGGTCCGAAATTAGCCATATTTACACTACCAAGTCCCTTTTGTTCTAAGACTTCTTCTACTGCTTCTACATCCTCGACAATGTTTTGTTGAGATGTGCCTCGCAATTCTTGTTCTCTAGCATCTAATTCAGCATATTTTGCTAAATCTTCCTCTGACATGTTGTTTTGATTTGACATATTAATTTGATTTTGGTTTTAAATTTTTAAGATTTTGTTTAAGATATGTTTTTTGTTCTGGCGTCCTTCTTTCTAGTTCCTCTTGGATTAGATGCCTAATAAAGGCGCTAACCGATACAGGTCTTTGTTCACTCTCCAATGCATCATTTAAGATAACTCGGTTAATTTGACTAACCTCAGTTTCTGTTAATAATACTTGGAGTTTTTTAGTGAGTTTGGTATTCTCCATATTATTTTACTATTTTAATATTATATTATATTTTCTGTGTTTAAAAAAAGAGGGAGCTTGAGGCTCCCTCTTCTATTATAGATAAAAAATCTATTTAGTTTAATTCTTCAGACCATACATCTGATCTCCAGCTAATTTCTAATGTTGCTGGATCTGCAGATTCGTAAGATAATTCAGACGTGAATCCAATACCCGACGTGATGAAACAATCATCAAGTGTTACCTTTCTGTAAATGTCTCCCTCTCTGTTAAATTGTACGATTACGATTGTACCAACATAATTCTTTTTAAGACCCATTTCGCCAGTCTCAGGATTATACTGAGCTCTGTACCATTGTCTTAAAGACTTATATAAGTAAGCTTGGTTTGCATCGTTTAGGTTAAGTGAAAAGTTAACTGTTACATCAACTGTCGTTTCCCCTATCATACCTGCATATGATCTAGACGCGAATTTATATTTTTGAGTTACTGCGTCAACTCCTTTGTATAGACCATCAAGTCCGGAAATTGAATTGATGTGTTGTAAGAACAAATCCGATCCATCTACTCCTGCTGGAGGTAAAATAGTTACCTCAAATAGGTTAGCCTGAACTGGCTCAAAGTTTCTTCCTTTTTTACTTGTTTGGTCTTCTGAATAATGTGGTAAAGCCATATCTTTATATTTGTATTTATTTTATATATCTAATTTCTTATGCGAAGTTACCTGTAGCAATTTCACCTGTATTTAAGATTGTTACTCTCGATACTAAGATTTCAAGACCTTTAACTGGCTCAACGTAAGTATCTAAGATACCCATGTTGTTGTCAATAACATCGTTAGTGTTGTTAGTACCATCCATGATGTTTCTGTAATCAAATACACCACCATCTTTCTTTACAGACTCCATAAAGTTATCTGCAAGAGTCTTAATCTCTAATCTTGTTTGAGCACTATTGAACTCAAATAAGTAGTTCTTTAAGATTTCTGCTAAACCATCTTCAATGTAGATCATTGCTTCTCTTACGTGAGCAGAAGATAATGCAGATTGGATTGATTGCTGTGCAGTCTTGTTACCTTTAATTGTTAAACCAACTCCTCTTTCGAAAACGATTGGGTTAATTCCAAATGGCTCAAGTACATCTCTATCATTTTTATCGAATGAATATTCAAGAGACTGAACTCCAGTTCCACCAACAACTCCTCTTCTAGGACCTGCAATGATTGACCATGGTAATGCGTCAGAGTATTTATCAATATAGTTATTAGATACGTAAGCTGCTGGAGGAATAACCTTTGTTCTTCCATTCTCAATTACATTAAGTCCAGGACCATAGTAGAAACCAAAGTTTGCACCTTCGTTTAAGCTTGGTAATGTGTATAATGCAGTTGGGTTAAGTGTTAAGTTACCACCAGTTGCAATATGTCTTGTTTCAAACGCTCCAGTTATTTCATTTTTGAATGAAGGATTAGTAGAAGCCTTAAGCTCGTGTACCATTGGTGCGTTTAAGATAGCAGATGCATTTTGTCTCTCTTTACAAAGTTGAGTAATCTCTTCTTTATTAAGAATTCCACCAGCCTCTAAAGATGCGAATGTGTCAACTACATATCTGAATGAAATAGCATCTTTATCAATTAATGTGTTAGATAAACCGTTACCTGGCTTTAACATTGTTAATAAAGCTGAGATTGGTTTTTCATTTACAACAGATCCAGCAATTGGGAACATTGTGTAAGTTGAAGTTGCATCCTCATATCTCTTAAGAGCGTATTCTGGCTCAGTAGTTAAGTTTCTGTGTGTAACAAATCTGTATTTGTAAGTTGTCATTGGAGTAGCTCCTGAGTTGTCAACTACGTTTGGTAATTTTTGAATCTGTAAGATTCTAGCTAATTTACCACTAACAGCATCTGGCATATACATACCAACTTTAATATCAGCATTAAATACTGGGGCTGCTAATGAAGAAGCCTGTGTCTTGTGCCATGTGGCTTTACCAACACCTTCAGCAGTAAATGTCCAACCTGTTGGTACTTCTTCTACTCTATCGTTTTTATTAATCTCATAAGTTACAATTGAAGCACTTGCAGCTCTCATATAAACATCAATTGGATTAAGTCCACTCAATCCATCATAAGATGAAGCAAAACCTTCAGAACTTGAAATTGTTACTTGACCAGCAACAGAAGTATCTATGTTAGTTACTTTAGCATACTCACCTGCATTTGCAGATAATAAGAAAGAGTTAGTAATATTTAAATCATTAGCAGTGAACGTAGTAAATCCAGTGATTACTAAATCACCACCTGCATTAACTGTAACTGTTCCTGTTGGAGCAAAATCCGGTGCAGTTCCTGTTGCAAATGTTTCATAAACACCACCAGCTTTATTAATATCTCTTAAAGTATCGACTGTAATTAAAACATCAGATCCAGAATCTACTCTAGAAAGAATTTGTGAATATTCACCAGCTATTTCTGATAATAAGAATTTTCCAACTTCTAATCCTGCTGGTAAAGTTGCAACTGTTGCACCTTGAATAGTCAATACATTTTCATTAACTTCAACTATTTTAGCTAAAGCAACTGAAGTTGCATCTACTGTTTGTTCAATATTATGTGATAGTAATTGATAATCTTGGTAGATATCAAAACCTTCACCGATAAGATCAATTGATCCTAATGCGTCTTCATTAACTGCACAGAATAAACCTGTTCTTCTAGCTTCAGCGTTAACTAAAGTTTCAATATATAGTTGTCTTCCTTCATTATCCATAAATTCAGGAATTAAAGAACCACTATATTGAGCAATTAAGCTAACTTCTCTTAAGTTTGTAAATGTTCCTAATTGAGATTTAATTAAACCTTTAGAATCAAAATACTGACCATATACTGGATCATTATTTAAATCATTCGCATTGAATGTTCCTTTAAAGATTAATACGTCTACCATATAATCAGAAACATATTCTAGATCAGTAATACCTTCTGGTACATTACCTTCACCATACCACTCTCTTGCTGTAACTTCAAAACCTGCAGTATTTGCAGCTTGTTTTACAATAATAGTAATAGGATCTTGTTTGATATTAGAAAAGGTGATTGCTTTACTAGAGTTGCTGGCTGTATTACTAGCTGCAGTTAAAAGCTTGCTATCAGAAGGTGTCCAGAATTTATCTGTATCAAACACATCTGAATAAGCAACTGTTAACTCATTGTAAGATAAACCTTGCTCACCACCATCAGTAACTGGAGATACCATAGATACTTTATCTAATACATCTGCTGAAGTTAAGTTAAGTGCTAAGATAGGACCTCTTGATAGAGTTTCTAATGCTGATCTGTGGAAAAACATTCCTTTCTTTTCTAACGATTTATCAACACCACCAAAAACTTGAGTAAATTGTTCAGTATCTTCAATAAATACTGGAGTGTTATAAGGACCCTTTTTAGAGTAACCTACAACCAATCTGATTGTTTCAGCTGGGATGTTAACCGTTTGTGATTTGTCAAACTCTAAGCGATATACGCCTGAGCTCTTGAACTGTTGTAATTGAGGACTTATTGCCATAGTTGTTCTTATTTTATTTTTTTTACTTTTATTATATATCTGCTTTAATCTTGTAATTTATTTAAGTAGGTCATAAATATCATATTGAAGATCTCCTTCGCTATCATTATCTTTAAATAGTATACTTTCCATCTTTGAATGAAGGTCTTCATCTATAAAATCTAAGGCCTCTTCAACAAAATCTGCGTAGTCTGTTGTATTGAAAAATTCAGTAGCTGTAATGGCTGTCATAATAATATCATCATGTCCCATTTGAGCTCCATAACTTCCATTTGGTAGTGTACCAAAAAGACTTGCTTCTATCACAGTTGCTTCATCTGTTATATCTATCCTATTATCATTATATAGCTTAGAAAAGTTTTGACAAAATATCGCTTTGTTATCAGATTTTAGTTTAATACC